ATGATGAGTGTATCCAAGGGTTATCTCGAAACCGTCCCTGTTTATAGACCCAGACGTTATGTATTCGCTTGTCGCATCACCTAACCAAGTCAGCTCGGTCAAGTCAAGGTTGTCATACAAGTCATTTGCCGCCTCGAATGTGACATTCACGCCAGCAACCTCAGGGAAGGTATGTATTAAGGATGCAATCCTTGACCTGTAAATTCCAGTCTTAAAATCGGTATTGTCCTTTAGATACTTGTATACTGTATATTTCAGCTTTTCCTTGATGTCGCTGAAATTGTTTCCGCGATACAGTATAAGTTCCAGCTTGATGTTATAGTTATGAACAACTGGGTACACATACATGTGGTAACCAGCTCCAACCGTAATCATTCCACGACGGTTCAAAGCCCTCATTATGCTGTCGATTTCACTACCGACTTCAACAAAGTCATACGGGGTAACCTTCGCTCCGAACACAGTGTCAACATAAGGAAGTGTAATGATATCTGCGAACGACTGGCCCTTAGGCATAGCATTCATCATGATATTACGATAATGCGCCTCATTCTTACTGCTATCTGTACTATCTTTCGCCAAGGCCTGAGCTACATAAGTAACAGCAGCTTCCATCGCATCCCTGAACTTGTACGCACAAGTCTTGTCAGGCATCTTCTGGTTATCGTATTGCCAGATATACATCAAGCCATTTACCTTGAATCCAGAAAGGAAATACTCGTCAGGTGCGGTAGGATAATACTTGTCATCCTTCAACCTGTAAAGGTCCTTGATTGCAGTAAACCTGACTTGGTTCATGTACTTGATGTCAAGCGTTCCGTCAGGAAGTTTCGTGTTCAGAATATCCTCACCAAATGCGGTTGCATACTTAACGTCTGCATACCTGCTGAGGAATATCTGATAACTCAGCTTGTTCACCAACCTATCCAAAGTAGAGTAAATTGACGGGGCATTATTCTTGATAGAATCGATGCTTTCAATGTCAAGGCCACCCCTAACATCACTCGTCAAAGCGAAACTCAGGTCATCAAGCTTGATATCAGACTCGTTCTCATATTCGTTACGAATATGGATGTTGGACTTATACGGGTTAATCTTCGTTCCAACAACGTTGATAAGGTTTCCCCTTTCGCCGTTGGTGTAGAAGTAATGAACCTTGATTTCGCCGTAAGGAATAGCGGATTTCAAACCGTCGCCAAACCTCACCTGTACACTTCCGTCGTTTGCCGTTTCAAGCAAAACCGTATAGTTCGTCGTCGAGTTTTCACCTTCAACAAAAGCTTCAATGTCGTTTACCTTGTTTTCCAGTGCTGGGTCAATGAAACCTCTGCGGGAAATTCTCCAGTAGATATTTCCGTTGATAGCATCGGTGCTGTCAAAGTTATCTACCAAGGAAGCGTCCGTCGTTACGCTAGTGAACGTGTTCTTTCTGCTTTCGAACTTGTGGTCGTCTGAATAGTTCGGGTCATTTTCCCCGAAATAGTCACTAAATCCGCCATCGACAAGATAGAAGGTCTGGTTCTGAGTACCGTTGGACACAAAGACAGTTTCCTTGAAGTATCCCTCAGCACACACGCAGTTTCCAGATATCAGTTTCAAAAGACCAGTTTCATCAGGGTCGTTGTTTCTATCGTATTCCCATTCGGAGTCGGTGACAGCAGTAAGGATACTGCTTCCGACACTGAACTGGGTTCCCATCGGGATGAAAATCTTAATCTTTCCGTAAACACCAGTCTTCTTTGTCTGTATGGCAAAGGCGGCTTTTGCTGGGACTGGGCGGCGTATGCTGTAACCGAGCATCCTAGCACCAGCATAGATTGCTGGAGTGTTGTAGGCAGTTTCAAGGAAGGCGTTATTGAACGAGCTTTCTCCGTAGTATGCCATGAGGTCGGCCACACCAGAGAAAAGTTCAATCATCATTCTTCCGTATGACGATGTACTGAAATCGGCGAGCTTGCCACCCTTAGCCTTAAAGATGGTCAACAAGTTGTCCCTGATGTCATCATACGAGATATTAGTGTATTTACGAGATATGTTAGTCGCCATAATAAACTGCCTTTATTTCAAAAATAGTTTATAATCTGGTACGAATTTCAGACCATAAAAAAGACGGCGGACATACATCCGTCGTCTATGGAAATTTATGTCAGGCTTGATTAAACAAGGCTCTGCTTGTAGCTATCGATAATAGCCTTTGCCGTATTTGCAGTGGATTCTGCTCTACGGAAATCGCTAACGATAGATTCGCACTGAGCCTTCATCTTCTCAAAACGAGAATTGTCGTTCATTATTGGCGTCTGGTTCACAGAAGGTTCGGCTACAGATTCAGCCAACATCTTCTGCTGACGGTACTTTCCAACAATGGATTCCAGCTTGGCTTTCAGCTTGTTCTTGCTAGTTGCTTCACGGTAAGCACCGACGATAGACTCGCACTGAGCTTTGAGGTTCTGCTGGTTGATAGACTCAGCAAGCATCTTCTTGTTGGCCGCATCAACGATAGCCTCGCACTTGGCCTTTGCTTCACGACGCTTGCACACCTGGTCATAGGTGTTAATCACTGATTCGAGACGGAGACGAAAATTTTTCATCTGCACCGATTCGGTCAGCGGTTCGCCTTTTTTTTCCTCATCCTCAGTTTCATCAACTGCGGCTGGGGTTTCGTCTTCACCTTCGGGTGCCGCTTCTTCGTCACCGACAGGAGCAGGTTCTTCTTCGGAAGCAGCGGGTTCCTCTTCGGAAGCAGGCTCCTCTTCAGAAGCAGGTTCGCCTTCGCCAAGGTCTAGGTCACTGAACGGGTCATAGTCACCTTCTTCGGAAGCAGGTTCCTCAGAGGATGCTTCGGGTTCAGCGGCAGGTTCCTCACCTTCGGCAGGAGCTTCAGGTTCAGCTTCGAGACCAGCCTCAGGAGCAGCTTCTTCGGCACCAGGTTCAGTACCAAGGTCTCCCATTTCGCCAAGTCCCATATCGATGTCGCCAAGGCCAGCATCACCAGCATCTTCCTCAGGGGTGAGATGTGTGGTGGTGTCGATTTCGGTCAAGCCTTCGTCACCAAGGTCAGGTGCGCCTTCGGCTCCAACTTCCATGCCAGGTTCCATGCCAGCATCCATACCACCTTGCTGTTCTTCGGCAGGGATACGGTCTTCACCAGTCATATCGGCAGCAACACCATCAGGCTGAACTGGGTTGACGTTCTGCTTGCTGAGGCGAGCAGTAGCGTCGGCAATCTGCTGACGGATGTAACCAGCAATATCCTGCTGAGTATTGTTCAACATCTGAATCTTTGCACCAGCAACATCGATGTCATCGTCGTTGATTTCCAACTTGTGGATGTTCTCGATGTAGTCCTGGAACTGACTCATGTATCGGTCGCCTTCTTCCTGGGAAATTGGGTCAACGTCTGAATTGAACCTCGCACCAGACTGCACAGGGGCATTGACATTAACATCCATGATGGAACGAGGGTCTACAACCTCATCACCTTCTGGGGTAGTAATCATGTCGATACCGTCGTCGTCCAGTCCGTACTTGATTGGACCTTCAGCCATAATTGACTCAAAAAGAGCGGGCGAAGCATCGAAAGCTAGATTTGCTTCAAGCACCGTTGGTTTTTGTTCTTTCTCGTTAGACATTTTCTTCCTCGTAAAACGATTCATTATACACATAGTTTATAGGATTTAATCAACTGTTAAAAATTAATTTTCATCATATTCTATCTTAATGTCGGGTACACAGTACCCAGGCTTTGTCTTACCGTCGATTTCAAGCTGCAAGTAGACGTAATCCGTCTCGCCAGCAAGCATCGGGTTGTAAATAGAGCCCATAGGACGGCAGATATTGTAGTTTCCAACCATGCAAATCGGGTGGACGAACGCAGAATTACCCACATTCATCTCACATACGGCCTCGTAGGCGTTTATGCAGGCTCCATGCTTCAAGGTAATTTCTGGGTCAACGAAGATTTCCTCTTGGTCTGTACCGCCATTGAGTACGGTGACACCGTCAACTACTATGTTATTTACATCGGCTGCGTTCGGGATGCGGCAATCCTTGATGAACCTCATCGGGAAACGAGA